GATTATACAGATGTATTGAGATTAGCTGAAATGGCTCAATCGAATTTGAATCAAATTGAAAAGTATGCTGATTCCCAAATGTCACCAGAAGATATTGAATTTACTAAACATTTTTTCGATAGAGTAAATGACCCGAGAAATGGTAAAGAAATATCAGATGCGGAATTGACTGGATTTTTTAAAAGATTAGCTAAACACAAAAAGGAGTTTACTGATTTTCTAAACAAATACAAAGAGATTGTTGTTACTGATAGTAGAAGTGATATCAATATCCCATTTGTTAAATCGGCTAATAAGGTGATTGCAAAAACCATAATGAGAAAAGGTGATTTTAAATCATCTGCTCCTAAAATGGTTAATGAGGCACAAGCCGTAAGTGGAGGTAAGGTTCATAAATTTATTACTGGTAAGAATTTAGGATTCAAAGGTAAGAAATATTCTGAAATTGAATTTGAAACATTAGGAATCGATAATAGAAATCAGACTGTTAGATTAAAAATCTTAGCACCAAAAGAAATAGGTGGTAATGAAATGAGTTTGGATTTCAGGACAATTAGAAGAGGTCCTTTTATCAAAACCGATACACGTTCTCACTCTATAAATGAAGGATTACTATTAGAAGGTGGGGCATACGGACATATGAGCCATCCATTCGATGATATGGATTTAACTTTTGGTGATTTGAAAAATATTATCAAAGGAGCATTGACCGGTAAATTGGAATTGACAAGAGAAAAAACCGATGGACAGGCTTTAGCAATTAGTTGGAAGAACGGAAGATTAATCGCAGCTCGTAACAAAGGACATTTGGCAAACGCCGGAGCAAATGCGATGGGTATAGAGGATGTAGCGACTAAGTTTGCTGGTAGAGGTGGATTAACCGATGCATATAACTACGCTATGAAAGATTTATCAGCTGCTATTAGTGGATTATCGAACGCACAAAAAGATAAAATATTCAAAGAAGGACAGTGTTTTATGAATTTGGAAGTAATTTGGCCTACATCGGTGAATGTAATTCCCTATGGACAACCATTGTTAGTATTTCATAATACCACTTGCTATGATGAGAAGGGTGTAGCTATTGGAGCTGACCAAAGTGCAGCAACTATATTAGCCGGAATGATTAAACAAACAAATGGACACGTTCAATCAAAATATACGATACAAGGGCCACCCGTAACCGAACTTCCTAAAAATGAAGTATTGGATGGTAAACAATCTCAATATCTTTCAAGACTTTCTAAATTACAATCTGAATTTGGATTAAAAGATAGCGATGGAGTTGCTGCATACCATACGGCTTGGTGGGCTAATTTTATCGATAAGAAAGCACCGATTAAAGTTGATAAACTTACAAAGGATGCTCTTATTAGAAGATGGGGGTTTTATGATAAATCTTTCCGTTTAACTACCATATCGAACCCTGAATTACAAAAATGGGCAATTGATAATGATAAAGTAAACGTAGCAAAACAACAAAAAGATAATATTAGACCATTTGAAGAAATATTCTTAGGAGTTGGAGCAGATGTATTATCATTTATGGGTTCAGTATTAGCAGCTAATCCTGATACAGCGGTTCGTGCTATGAAGGATAAATTAAAATCAGTTTCGGCACAAGTTAGAACGGCTGGTAATCCTGCTCAAATCGATAAATTAAAAAAGGAATTAAAAAGATTACAATCAATTGGTGGTGTGGATAAGATAGTTCCAAACGAAGGTATTGTATTTGTTTACAAAGGTAACACTTACAAATTGACAGGAACATTCGCTCCTTTGAATCAAATATTAGGTATCTTTTACGAATAAAAATAATATATATACATATATACAAAGGTTATAAAATAAAATAATATGGCAAAAAGAACAAGTTTCGAAGAAAAATCAAAAGGGATGCACGCATCTCGTAAACTAATTATAGATACTGTATTTGGTAGAGAGGATAATACTCAAAGAGTACATGGTTACGAAGTTGAAGCCGAAAAGAAAAGAGAAGTAGGTGAAATTTGGACTGATAAAGATGGTAAGGAGTGGGAGCAGAAGGATGGATTTAAAATCAACACTACTAAATTCGATGAGGTTAGACAATTTTTACAAAAGATAACAAATTGTTCAGCAGAAGAATGTAAAACAATTAAGTATAGCACCGCTGATAAAAAGTTAATAGCTAAGACTGGACTATGTGCTACTTGTTTAGCAAAAGAGGAAACTCAATTAAGAGCAGATGGGACTTGGCCTTACTATGAAGATTATAAAATATCTTTAAATAAATTAGCATATATTAGAGATGTTAAAGATGAATACGAAGAAGCATTGAAAGGAGTGAGTCAGCAAATTCAAATTCTAAACGAAGATGGGACTACTCAAAACTGGCAATGGGATATCGATATTGATAAAGTAAAAGCGGATATCCAAAGTGATATTGATGGGGCTTACGATGCAATAGAAGCATTATTGGAACGTAAGTTGGCATTGGAAGAAAAGTTACGAGAACTAAATCACCCAGAACTTATAAAAAATTAAATTATGAAAAAGTATTTGAATTTTAAAAATATTGCAATTGCAGTATTAGTTGTAATTGTATTATTGGAATTTTTCAATCCATTTGGAAATATGCCAGGAAGAACTATCAGAATTGATGGTAAAAAATACGAAGTTATTAAACATACGGTTGATACTATCGATGTAATCAAAACTAAAGTTGTAACTAAGAAAGGTGAAGATATTTACCACGAAACAATTAAAGAAGTTGTTATACCTACTATTGTAGATACGACAGCTATCTTACAGAACTATTATTCTAAAGTAGTTTATAAGGATTTATTGGTATTACCCGATTCATTAGGAACTGTTGCTGTAACCGATACTATTACACAAAACAAAATAGCATTTAGAACATTTGATGCAAAAGTTAAACAAAGAACTATTAAAGAAACTACAATAGTAAAGGAATTACCTAAAACTCAAGTATTTGTAGGATTCAATGGTGGATTTAATAAAAAAGATGTTATTTCAAATGTAGGAGCTGGTATTGTTGTTAAAACCAAAAAAGAAAAACTTTATCAAATTGGAATCGGTGTTACCAACAATGTAACCGATGGGACAAATGGTTCACTTTCACCTTTTATCAACGCTGGTATATTTTGGAAGATTAAATTAGGAAAATAATATGGCAGTTCAAGGGAAACCAACGAAAAGTCTAAAGGAAATAATAGCTGATGAGTATCGTAAATGTGCATTAGACCCCATTTACTTTATGAAAAAGTATTGTATTATTCAACATCCGGTGAGGGGGAAAATTCCCTTTCACCTTTATCCTTTCCAGGAAGATTGTTTAACAGACTTCAAAAACAATCGATTTAACATTATCCTTAAATCACGACAATTAGGGCTATCAACCCTATCTGCTGGATTTATTCTTTGGAAAATGATTTTCAATGAGGATTTTAATGCGTTAGTTATTGCAACCAAAGTGACCGTAGCTAAAAACCTTGTAGAAAAGGTTAGAGTTATGCACGATTTCTTACCGGTGTGGTTAAGAGATGGTGGAACGGCAGCAGCGGAGGATAACAAATTATCACTTAAATTAAAAAATGGTTCTCAAGTAAAAGCAATCGCATCATCTCCGGATGCAGGACGTTCGGAAGCATTATCATTATTGGTAGTGGATGAGGCAGCATTTATTAGAGATATTGATGAGATTTGGTTATCAGCACAATCAACGTTATCAACGGGTGGTTCGGCGATTATTCTTTCTACACCAAATGGAGTGGGTAACTTCTTTCATAAAACTTGGGTAGCAGGTGAAGCCGGTCAAAATGGATTCAATTGTATTAATTTACACTGGACTGTTCATCCTGAACGTGACCAAAAATGGAGAGATGAGCAAACTCGTATCTTAGGAGTTAAAGGAGCAGCACAAGAATGTGATTGTGACTTTATTGGTTCGGGGGATACCGTAATGGACCCGGCATTACTAACTTGGTATAAAGATACCTATGTAATGGAGCCTGTTGAAAAGAGAGGATTTGATGGTAATCTATGGGTATGGGAACACCCCAACTATAATAGACAATATATGATATCCGCCGACGTTGCGAGGGGAGATGGAGCCGATTATTCCACTGCCCAAGTAATTGATATTGAGGATTCATCGCAAGTTGCCGAATATAAAGGTAAAATCGATACTAAAGATTTTGGAAATTTCTTAACGGCATTGGCAACTGAATATAATAACGCACTTTTAGTAATTGAGAACTCAAACGTAGGTTGGGCTTGTATTCAGCAAGTAATTGATAGAGGATATGGTAACTTATTCTATATGAGTAATGATTTGAAATATATCGATGTTGAAAGACAAATGAGTAGTAAATATTATAGAGATGAAAAGCAAATGGTTGCCGGATTCTCTACTACATCTAAAACCCGTCCTCTTATCATTTCAGCATTGGATACATATATGAATGATAAAGATATCATAATTCGTTCACAAAGATTAATTGATGAATTATTTACATTTATTTGGAGTGGCGGTAGAGCGGAAGCTATGAAAGGATATAATGATGACCTTACGATGGCATTGGCAATCGGACTTTGGGTTCGTAATACTGCATTGAGATTAAAGCAAGAAGGTATTGATTTAACAAAGAGTATGTTAAACGCATCTCAAATAAATAAATACGATGGATTTGTATCAACGGGATATCTTTCCAGAAATCCATACGAAATGGAAGTAGGAAAAGGTGAAGTTGAAAATTTAACTTGGTTACTTCGATAATTTTTATATATTTATAAGTTGAAACCTCTACATATGAAT